CCGTCTTTCACGACCACACGGCCCGAATTCCAGAACCTTAGTTGTACGCCAAACTGATTGCATACACCCAATCTTGAAAAGCGAGGCTGACACTGATATTTACCTGTATTATGCATGACATAAGGCACGGCATTGGAATAAGTTAGGCCACCATCTTTGGATATCGTAACATCAATCCTCGGCCGAAGTACTTGACAAGAGCCGCCCTCTAACAAAATCGGTAAATCGTCCTCAGTATAGATAATTTGGTCGTTATCTTCCGTTATAATATACCCGTTACACTGAATCATGCCGGATACATTAGGGGTTGTTCCCGACTCAATGACAAAAGTAAAAAGATTAACTCGAAACTTCTCCGGTCGAGGCAATCTAAACGTAGGGCATACCCTTACTCTAGGGATATCTTTCTGCTCTAAGAGAGGAACCTCTGAATCAGTAGTTAAGTCGGTACTAAGTAAATACAATTTACCGTCATTCAAGCTAACGAAATAAAGCTGTCTCTGGAAAAAAGCTATCTGGCGAGCTGGGTGGTAATTGAAATTCCAGTCGGTCAGGTCAAAAAACTTATTGGTAGTGAAGTCATATGTAAGTGTTAAGTTATCTTCAGGGTTGTAGAACGTAAGTTGATAAAATACATGCCCATCTTGTCTGAAAAATAAAGCCGTAGACTGGTCTGGATGCTTGATGGTCTGCAATAGATTATCAATGCCATCGGTTGATATTGCTGTCGCAGCACCGCCCTTCATTACCATAATAGCGGGGGATGATTGCTCATTAATCCCTAGCCAAACCACCCATGCATCGGTCGCGGCAATCGTTGACACCGATACGCAACCATAATCAATGTTAATAGACTGCTGTCTCTGGTAGATAGCGAGGCTAGCCACCTGAGTCCAAATCTCAGCAACCGTGGTCCCCAGCACTAGAAGGTTATTACCAGCGGACGGTATGCGGATAGCAGCAATCGCATCATCAGGCTTAGTTTGGAGGGCTAATGCGTTCTGATAAATTAACTTCTGGGCGGTAGTGGTCGGGTTAAGGGCGTCCCATCCACTTAGGTAAACAAACCATAAACTTCCGCTAGCACCTGGCGCACCGTTACCAAAAACAAAGTAAGTGTTTTGATAGGTGACGTAGTTAGGAATCAATATAGTGGCAGCCGGTTTTGTCATATTATCAAAATCTACAATTCCAAATGGAGGGTCCGCAGTAACGTTGTAATTGTAGATGTAAGCGACAGATGTGCCATCGACAATGCATATCTGAGAAGATAAATTCTCATCAATAACCACTTCGCCAGCCTGAGTATTCAGAGTGCCCACTAACATCTGTGCGCCGGTAATCGTGTTAATACGGATAACAGCCGCGCCTACCACGCACAAGAGAAAGTCACCTCTAACGCTATGAAAGATGCCTCTACCTTCTGTGTCTCCATCTACCAGTGTTCGCACAGCAGAGTACCCGGCAAAGTTGACTAGCCATTTCTCTTGACCCTCGTCAGCAGTCGTAATGAACATATTATACGTGCGAGCTGGACTAACCGTTGGGTAGCGCCCAAACGTACTGCTCCCAGTAATCTGAACGGGTACATCTTGGCCGCCTTCAGTGATTGACATTAACTCATCCTAATTAGTTAAAGTGTAGCCCATACAACGAAAATCAGATGGGCACCCAACCCCCAGAAAGATTTACGATTGCGTAATTAATAGCCGTTCCGCCCGATAATGTGCTAAGCTTCTGCTGCTTCAAGTCAACAGTATTCGTGGTGGCATTAATCCATCGGTAGTACTCATTAAGTTGTTCCTGCACTGCTGGCGGTACCACGTAACCATACTCTTTGCACAAGCGTACAGCGAGTTCAAACTTCAAGTAATTAATATAAAATCTGTCTAGCGTTAACTCTAAATCTTGGAATTCTGTTACCTGGGAAAGTGCAAACTCGCCCCATATCTCTAACGGAAAATTTGAGTCTGGAAGAAAGTACAAGTAAATCGTGCTGCCACCTAAATTACGCTCAGCGTGCCAATTAAACGGAAGACTTGTAATGTCGGTTGCTCGGAATGAGCCGAAAAAGTCTTTCCTTTGTTGGTTGCGCGTTTGATACCTGACGCTGTTAATAAAGAAGGTGAATGTATCGGCGTAAATAAGACCCGGTATCGGATAGGCTTCTTGGCCTGGCACAGCGGTAAAAGTGTACCTGTCCGTATAGGGAATCATGCTATTATTAATAGTTTTGTCAGCTATGATGTCATTAAGCGTGTTTAAGCCATCGCTTGCCTGCGTGCCGCTAACGGTCTCAAACTCACGGCTGACGATATTCGATATGTAATAAGCGTTATCGACTAATGTGCTTGTTAAATATACCATAGGTCCTCCGTCCGTTAAGGAGCAGGGGCCGAATTAACAACGACCCCCACAGCAACACATTATAGGTAATCGTAATAACCCATCGTAAGAAGGGTTAACGCATCGCCTGCTGTAACTTTGTATTGTATCGTTGGAATCGAGCCATTAAGAGCGCTTGGGATGTTCGCCGCGCCCACTTGCGCACCAGCTACACCATAACCAAACCGAACAATACCGTCAGTAGCTGAAGAGCCAAACGGCAAGAACTCAGCAACATCAGTAGCGCCAGTTGGCGTATAAGCAACGTCCATCATTACAGTTGTTGCGATTGGCGGAACAGATGTCGCCAAATCAACAGCAGCATAAGTAGCTGAAGAGCCAGCCGCTAACTCGCTTATTCCCACGTCATAATAATACTGACGTGTTTTGTCTGTGCCGTATTGATAGAACAACAAGAAGTCAGATGTCCCATCAGTTAATGCCCAGCCGATACGTCGATACATATCATACTCAAAGGGAAGTGTAGGTGTAGCCGAGCTAGCTAAAGATAACAAGCTTGCGGCTGGAACCACGTCCAAAGAACTACCGATAACATATACAGCGTACATAGTAGATACAGCCACGGTGCCTGTGTCTAACCCATTAACGCCAGATACGATGTTACTCAAAGTCAAAGACGCCGAAACTTCGATATCATTTCCATCAGTGCTATTGCGTGCCGCACCAGATTGGATGGTTAATGTCTCGTCTGTTGCCCAAGACAACTCAAGCCCATCAACATATAAGTTGGGGGCATTTACAACTGGTATTCCAATAGCCATTTTAATTCTCCTAGTCCTTCATTCTATGGTGCTCAGCATGGTGAACTCTACATAACCACCTTACATCAAGTGGCCGCATGTAGTCATCATGGTGAGCCTCAACACTTTCATCAGTACCGCAAACTTCGCAGTTTTCACGAATTAACCATCCAACCTTTATAGCATTATTAGCAGTGTATCGAGCAACATACTTTATATATTCATCGAGCGATTCAAATCTTCTCTCATTCGCCCTCTTATAAAGCTTTTCGGCCTTATCTGGGTGCTCTTGTAAGTACCCCTTGCGCCAAGCTGAAGCGCAGGGGGAGCAGTAACAATTACTGTAACTCGCTCTTTCATTGCCGCACCTACATAAACCCGTCTGTTGCCTTTTAGTGATGCCGCTAGCCAATCTATACTCCTGGCTTCGCTTGTTTTTGCATTTACAGCAATACCCCTCTTTCGGGTTCTCTGTAATAGCGCCACAATCGTAACATTCAGGCTGCCTTCCGGACCCAAGTGGACGCAAGCCCATCTCTAGTCGTTTCTTAGCCCTTCGAGCCTTCCCTGCCTCACTCTTACAAGTTTTGCAGTTACTCTCATTGTCACGACCAGGCTCCTTCTCTTTCTTGCATTTAGTGCAATAAATACTTCTTCCAGAGCCCCACTTTTTCTGACCATTTTCAGCCCTTGTTTTAGCGCGCTTCTCCTTGTTTATCTTGCTTCTGCAAGAATAACATCTTGAGTCGTTCTCATAACCAGGACCTCTAACAGCGCCGCAATCACTACATAAACCACTACCAGCCATGCCCACTCCTTATTATTCAACCACTTACATGATATCATGATAAGAAATGGGTATCAACCTAAGGACCTATAAAGGGAATATCATCGACATCGCATTATTCGCGACCTGAGTTTTGCCCCATATGCAGTCGTGCACGGTACCATAAAGATTCTGCCCAAACTGAGCTCCAGTATACATTCTTAAACTTGCACCCGTGTCAGGGTCAGTTTCAACAGCACTTGCATATGGGTCGGTATCAGGCAATGGAGGCATAGCCATATACATTTGGTCGCCCGACTGAATCATGCCAGCACGATGCGAAGGTAAGATTTTAATCTCTTGCCCAGCAACAATCGATGTATTAATGTTTTGGTTTTTTCCAAAAGCAGCTTGTAAAGGTGGGTCAATAGAAACCGTTACCTCACTACCAGCTGTACTAGCTGCGTCAGCTGTCACGCGACATTGCACAGGGTTAGACGACGTCTTATGCCCGATAAATGTCAAGTAACGCAAGTTTGTTTGACCTGCAACACCATCTTGGAATTGGAACTTATCATTTGCCTTAACAGCATCTGCATCACTTGGAGAAGTGCTTCCACTGAATGTGATGGTTATAACTGCGCCATCCGCATCTGTTGTGGTACTTACAACGGTTAATGTAGCTTGAGCTTGTCCATCTGTTCCGGCTGTGTGAGTTGGAAGTAAGTTAGACTCATACCATTCACAACGACTGAATGCGCCAAGTTCCCATGAATTACGTAATTCATCATTACCTTTAGGCACGAACTGATTCAAGCCTGTATTCACGATGTCAGGAATAGCGATATCTAGCAAATAACCTTTGGTGGCATAAGGAGCAGCACCGTAGTTGCGGAACAACGCTAAAGCAGACGCCAATTGCCCAAAACTGTTGATTGGTGTAATGCCATTCCCGAAAAATCTGTAAGGAGCGGTTACACAAAGTTCAGCTACGTTAGCCTCAACAACAGCACCCAGCTCTTCAATAGCCGCTTTACCGAAGCGAGACATATAGTCTTCTAGGTTGAAGATTAATTGTTGAGCTGAAATGTTAATGCCAACATTTCGCGCTTCGTTAACCGTCAAGGTTTGAAGTCTTTGCTCTACAGATTGGAAGTTTACCGTTAAGCCATCGGCAGCAACAAAACGAGGTGGTTTGTCAAATGTGATGACGTCACCTAAATTGGCTGGGTTAGCTTTTTCAAAGTCTTTGTATTTTTTGTTAGACGTGCTGATGAAACAAGATAAATTCTGCAAGTACGCAAGGTCAGCCTTGTTGTAAGTCTGAACATTTTGCAAAATATTGTTGGGTAGCGTCATGATGCTCTCCTGAAAAATATTTCTTCAGACGAGACTTAGCTAGGCTTTACGCCATGAACATGCGTTTATAATCCGCCACGCTCATATCGCCACTGTCTCGCCCCGCTGGGGAAGACTGCATACGACTGAGAGGTGATTGCACCTCTTTTTCGGCGGCTTTAGCCTGCTCATTAGCTTTAATTGACGCCGATAATTTATTTATCATATTGGACGCGGCGTTAGGGTCGCGCTCAGATAAAACCGTTAAAGTTGCCAATTTATTCGGATTCTTCATCAGCTCATACATAACTGCTGATGTGTTTTCCGTTTGTGTCGCTAAATAAACGAGTTGTGGGAACGCTGCCGGGTTAAAGTCTGCCATGATTTCATCAAAGTCCTCATGAATTTCTTTTCCACCGTCCATCCTAGTTCGGTAGTCGGAAGCCATTCTTTCGGCTTCTTTCTTAAGCTCTCCCTGGATACGTTCTTCGTCTTGAGATTGAAAGTCACCCATGATTTGGTCATAGATTTGTTTTCGCATCTGTTCGGGGTCCATCGGGGCGGCCATACCACCCATACTTCCACCGGACT